ACGCCCTCGGCTGGTGGCGCTAGTTTTGTTGGATGTTTTCTTACAAAATCTACCTCTCAAGCTATATCTAATGGGTCTAACACGGCTGTAACTTTTAATCAAGAAAGTTTTGACACTAGTGGATTTCACGATAACTCAACTAACAACTCGCGCATTACAATACCAAGCGGTAAAGCCGGTAAATATTTATTAACTTTTCAGACAAATATGGACGGCTCTAGTGCAGGTGGTAGAGAGGCTAATTTCACTAAAAATGGCACCGGTATCGGTTACTACGCGCCGGGATCGGGTGGCACTATCGCTATAACAGGTTTCTGGTCGCCTAATATTTCTCAGGTAGTAGATGCCGCAGTTTCAGATTATTTTGAGGTGAAACTTTACCAATCCTCAGGATCAAGTAAAAATATACAGGGCGAGGATTGGTCCCCAGGCTCGACATTTTTTAGCGCAATTTATTTAGGAGCATAATATGATTAAGTTTAATAAGCCTATAAATCTAAACGGTATACAGTTATTAGATCAATTAAAGGATGCAAAGATAAATGTAATTGGTCGGCCTGTAGATGATGGTAACAATGGTTTATGGTTAAGTATTGATGAAGCTGATAGAGATCAAGCGGCCGCCATTGTTGCAGCGCATATAGGTACAATTTCTGCACCCGAGATTTCAGCGGACAAGGCCGCCGTACTCGCTAAACTCGGTTTAACCGCCGATGAGGTAGCGGCACTACTCGGGTAATGGAGACAAGCTATAACGGCTACCCTGCCTCTAAAGATCCGTCTGTGATTAAAATAAAGTCCTACCCCATAAAGGGTACGGATCGTAAGCTAAGGTGCGCCGAGAGTGTTGGGCCTCTCTTGGCCGCCTTTGCTGCCGAGTTTCACCAGTTAATCGAGCCAATAGATGAGGGGACTTTTGACGACTGGGGCTATGCCTACCGGATGGTTAGAGGCGATCCCACAAAGCTCTCATGTCACTCATCCGGGACAGCTATAGATCTTAATGCGACTAAACATCCGCTAGGTAAATACGACACTTTTCCGGCTGAAAAAGTACCTATGATCCGAGCGCTTGCTAAAAAGTACGGCCTAAAGTGGGGCGGCGACTTTAAGACAAGGCCGGACGATATGCACTTTGAGGTAGAGATAACCTCGATAAAAGCACAACAACTAACTACTAAATTAGGGCTAGATGGAGCAATAAATGAGTGATATACAACAAGCTAATATCCCGGCAAGTACGGTGACCCTTTTAGCCTCAGGCGCTAGGACTACAACGGCGGCAGGTACAGCGGTTACAGGTTTTGCAGCTGCACGGCAATTAGTACTACAGCTACAAGTAACGGCGGCTAGTGGTACAGCGCCTACTTTAGATCTAGTCGTGCAAGATACAACAGACGGCACTAACTACAACACGATCGCTACCTTTACACAAAAGACAGCGGCATCACGTGAGGTCATAAGATTGACTACACCGTTTACAGACAATTTACGAGTCTCATATGAAATAGGCGGCGTGACGCCATCGTTTACCTTTAACGTTATAGCTTGGGCGGACTCAAATTGAACGCGCAGCTTAAGGCCGCTGGCCTCTCATACCTACGCGCAGCTCTTAGCTGTGTAGGCGCTTTGTACATCTCCGGTATTACTGATCCAAAAGTACTCGCTAACGCTTTTATTGCAGGTCTTATTGGGCCAATTCTTAAGGCCTTGCAGCCAAGTGAAAAGCAATTAGGCATAGGCTCTAAGTAATGGAACAAGCTCAGCTCATAGTCGGTATAGGCGTAGGCAGCTGTACCATTTTGGGGCTATGGGCTGGGCTTATCCGTAAGATGGTTAAGTACTACCTATCTGAATTAAAGCCGGACGGTAACGGTGGCCATAATCTGCACGGCCGAGTGGAGCGCATCGAGCAGCGCGTAGATAAGATTTACGAGATATTGCTCGAGGATCGATTAGCTCGCTAGGCGTGTCGTATTGCCTTTTGTCAGTCCTTACCCTCATACTTTTGTTACAACGCTGAGAGGGCTACTCGGTAGCTTAATCGGCCTTAACAAAGGGCGAAAGATGAACAGTTTAGATATATTGATAGGCCTAGGCGCTTGTGCTTTAGGTTTTTTGTTTATGACTATTGGCTACTCGATCGGCTTTAAGCATGGCCACGGTGAGGGCTACGTACGTGGTCGCGCTATTGCTCAAGCTCTGAAAGACAAGGAGCTAAGCGCATGAGTTTTCTAGATAACTATGAGGATGTAAATACACGCATCAAGCGTTTTAGAGCCGAATATCCTGCCGGGCGCCTTGTCGCCTTTATTGAGGATGTAAACCTTAAAGAGGGCTGGATCCTTGTTAGAGCTGAGGCTTACAAAGAGTACGAGGATCATCTGCCAAGTGCTATTGATTATGCTTATGGCAACGTAGCGAGCCTTACTCAAAATATGAAAAAATGGGTAGTAGAGGATACGGTCACGAGCGCTTATGGACGAGTGATCGGCCTTTTATCTCCTAGCGATAATGGACGTCCGACTAGACAAGATATGCAGCGTGTAGAGGCTCTGCCTCCTACCTCTGACCCTTGGTCATTAGTACAGACGGCTCAGGAGACAGGCACAACGGCTTTAACGACCGCTGTAGCAGAGATAGCACCCCAGTTAGGCACCGAGTTAGTAGGAGCCCCTCCGCGTTGTGGCCATGGCACGATGGTATGGAAGCAAGCAGCTGCCGGATCGCCTAAAAATTGGGGCGGCTACTTTTGTACTGAGCGCACAAAGGCAACACAATGCGCGCCTAATTGGCACGTTATGACCTCATCGGGCCAATGGAAAAGCCAAATCTAATGGGCGATTTGATATTTATTAAAGATGGCTATGCCACAACGATCCATGCTAACGGAGATATAACGATATATGCTTCTGATACCTGCGATGTATGCCTACGTAAAGTCTCTGTGTTAGGCGGTTTAACGATAAGGGACTTAGCCGGTGAGGTTATTCAATGGACGTGTGCAGAGTGCAGGGCGTAATGCTTGACCGTGTAATCCTTGATAGATCGCAGGAGATTACGGCGCACCGTACCGCACTCGAAAGAGCTGCCGTTATGTCGGATGAGTGGTTTAGGCTTTATGGCCAAGCGCTTAACTATCACGAGATGATCGCACAACACGCCGAAAGCGTAGGCGCAGAGATAGCTGTAGCTGAGTATTTTGGCTTACGCGGATTTGTGCCCTCGGTTCATACCTTCAAGGCTGAGGCTGACGTTGAGACTCCTGAGGCACGTATTGAGGTTAAGCACACTCGACACATAAACGGCCATCTCATCCTGCAAGAGTCCCAGCGCTCTAGGCCTAACGATGTGTGCATATTAGTATGGGGTAAGAGTCCGGTGTATCACTTAGCCGGGTGGATCCCGGCCTTTATGGCCATGAGGCCACGCTACAAGCACTCACAACAAGGTAACTATTGGGTAAATCAACGTAACCTATTTGAGATGAAGTATTTAAGGAGCTCTAACTATGGCGATACACAGATCTAAGTGCCGTATCTGCAAGCGCATTACTAATCATGAGGAGCGCATAGTCACGGATAACCTGCCGGCTTACGTAAAGACGCTTCAATGCGTTAGTTGTGGGGTTATGGGCGTTGTCCTTATGGAGGATATACAAGATGCCAAGGTATGAATATGAGTGTGTTGAGTGTGGCATTAAGTACGAGGTTGAACAACCTATGGACAAGGTAGCAAGTCCTATGTGTTGCAGTCATAACATGAGGCAGATCTACAGTCCTCCGGGTTTGTCATTTAAGGGTAGCGGATGGGGTAAAGATGCCTAGAAAACTATTAGATCTATTCTGTGGAGCTGGTGGTGCCTCTATGGGCTATGCACGTGCCGGCTTTGAGGTTACAGGTATGGATATTAAGCATGGTAAGCGCTATCCATTTAAGTACATCCGTAAAGATGTAATGGAATTAAGGCCTGAGGATTTGGATGAGTATGACGTTATACATGCCTCGCCTCCTTGTCAGACCTTTAGTGCTACTCGCCATTTACGTAATGCTCAAGGTAAAACTACATCTAAGCAAGATCTATTGGCTCAAGTCAGGTCATTACTAGTGGTATCGGGCAAGCCCTACATTATAGAGAACGTTAAAGGCGCTCCGCTTATTGATGCTGTACAGGTATGCGGTTCAGCGTTTGGCCTCAAGGTACGTAGACATAGACTGTTTGAGTCTAATATGCCATTACGCGGTACTGAGTGCCATCATAAGCAACAGGGTAAACCTGTAGCTATATATGGCTCTATGCGTGATGAGATACCGGGCGGTGGCCATACAGCTAAGACCATGGCTGAAGCTAATGAGGCTATGGGTATTGATTGGATGATATGGGGCGAATTAGTTGAGGCTATTCCTCCTGCATTTACTCACCATATAGGGCTTCAATTATGAGACTCGACACGCCCAAGATGCCGCGTATTATTAAATGGATTTGCATAGGCATGCTACCCTTGTGTACTTCATTAAATACTCCTGCTAACGCAGTTGAGATAAAAGAAATAGATAAATATAAAATATATATACATATAAAAGTAATGGAATATAAAGAGTTTGTATGTATAAATAAATTATGGACTAAAGAAAACAGGTTATGGGATCCCTATGCCAAGAACCCTAAGTCCTCTGCCTATGGCATACCTCAGCTACTAAAACTCAAAGAGCGTAACCCTTATGTGCAGATGGATTTAGGATATAAGTACATAGTCCATCGTTATAAGACTCCTTGTAATGCCTTGGCCTTTCATCTTAAGCGAGGCTATTACTAATGGTGCAAGGCAGACACGACCCTAGGTTGAGTGTTAAGTACAAGAAGCAACGGCTTATCGTCTTAGCTCGTGATGGTTACGAGTGTGCCTATTGTGGGCAGGATGCTACGACTGTAGATCACATTGTTAGCCTTAAGAGTGGAGGCGATCCGATAGCCTTGGATAATATGATCGCCTGTTGTAAGCGCTGTAACTCACGTAAAGGATCACGCTCTCAGGGCGTTTTTTTAGCGTCAGGCCCTACCCCCCCTGCCTTTCCAGACCATACCTCCCCGATGACCACTAGCACGGTCCCAGCCGGTCCATGCGAGGGACAAATTGAACAGTACTGATAGGAGTACGTCCCATATGACTACGCCTCGTATGGGGGCTACTGAGCCTCGGCTACATAGTCCCTACCTTGAGGGTAAATCTCGGGGCATTGAGATCGCGCAGCTTGCAGACAGTATCGGGATGCCGCTTTTACCGTGGCAAGAGTTTGTAATTAACGATATGTGCACGGTAGACGAGGATAATTTATTTATCCGTAAGACCAGCCTAATTTTATGT